CCAGCCGTTAAGGCTGTCGGCCGGCGAAACGTAGTAGTTCTCGCGATCGAAAGTACCGTCTTTCGAAGCGCAAAGTAATCTTTTTAATTATGGATTATTTCGATTTTCGTCCTAGATTTTCCCCTAGTATCAATAGTATTCCTCATCGCTATTCTATTGGCGCATACAGAGGTCGGAAACGAGTTGTTATTGCTTGGTTTGCCGACGAGATCGCTGCGAATGATTACCTTATTCGTTGTCGTCTTGACCACCCTTGTATTAAATTTGATTGTCTTCGAAGTTTACTCTAATGCCTTGTTCGTCTCCCATATGGATACGCAATCGTCGCTATTTCGACAAGAAGAATCCGTGCCGAAATGGTTCTGACGTTGCTAAGTCGGCTTTAGCTCTTCGACCTTGGGATGTTGCTCGGCAGTGGCTAATGGTTCCTTGTGGAAAGTGTGAAGACTGCTTGCGTCGTCAGCGCAATGATTGGTTTGTTCGGTTGGAGCGCGAGCTTGCCTATTGCAAGGCCAATAACCAGCAGGCCATTTTTATTACGATAACTATTGCTCCGAAGTATTATAATGAAGCCTTGCTCGACCCCTCTCGATTCATCCGCCGTTTCAATGAGCGCTTGCGGCATAAACTCGGCCATTCGTTCAAGCATGCCTTTTTCCAGGAGTTCGGCACTCATCCGGAGACGGGAAATGAACCTCGGTTACATTTCCATGGCTTTCTGTTTGGCACAAACGTTCTCTATAACACTATTCGTTCTGCTGTTCGAGATCTCGGTTTTGTGTGGCTCGCGAAGGCTACCCATAAACGCGCTCGCTATTGCGTAAAGTATGTTACTAAACAAATTCAATTTAACCCCGAAGAAATTTCGGATAAATATGTTACTGTAGATGGAAACCCTACACCTTTATCTTGCCTCCTCCAGCATCGCCGTTATACGAGAAAATTCGTATCTGCTGGCGTTGGTGATTTTCTTGGCTATATGCCTCGTCCTTCTGCTCGTGTTTCGTCGTGGTCTTATCTCGACCCTTCGAAGGGTATCAATTATAATTACTCGATTCCTCGATACTATCTTAAGTATCTTAAACCGGAGGACGAAGTTATGCGTTCGATTGCTGCTGCTGACGCTTATGCACATTTTAGCAAGTCTTCTCTGGTTAAGCGTATTGTGTCTTTGTGCGTTGAGCGGTTCTCCATCAATTCCGCCGTATCCCGTAGAGCGTCGTATACGTGGGAGCAAAAGCAAATAATGCGCTTCTCCGCCTCCTCTCGTAAGATGCCTGATTTTGATCCCCCTACTTGGTTGGATTGGCACATTCTCCAGTTTTGGAGAGATCATTATAAACTTCAACTAATTACTTAATTTATGGGAAAACAACCTTTCATCTCACACGCTGTAAACGGCTACTCTCGGTACGATGTCCCTGAGAGTAAAGCCTTTACGTGCACACCGGGTATTTTATATCCGGTGCGAATCGATTTTATCAACGCCCGTGACCGCGTCTCTATCGAGCAGGGTGTTGATGTTCGCAGCAATCCTCTTGCTGTTCCGACGTTTAACCCTTATACCGTTCGACTACACCGTTTCTGGGTACCGCTTCAGTTGTATCACCCCGAGATGAGGACGAATAGCAGTAAGTTTGATATGAACGAGTTGAGTTTGAATTGGATAGTCTCCTGTCAGCCTCAAAAGGGTGGTATGAACATTCCTTTTTTCGGTGCGGCTTATACGAACTCGTTGATGTCTTGGTTGCGCGTCGCAAATAAGTATACCACTGGCATCGCTTCTCCTCCTTCCTCCGTGTCCCTTCCTGCTGACACGTCGATTGACCGCTGGAGTAACGCGGATTCGTATTTGGCCTATTGGGACATTGTTCGTAATTATTACGGTTATTCGCAGTGGGGACTCTACTCTTTCGCCTGGCCCATAGCTAATAAAGTTGTTTCCTCTGGTTCTAGCTATAGTCTCAACCCTAAAAACCCCGATGATTCCCGCTTTTTTACGCAGTGTTTCGGGAATCTCGAATTTCTTGATGCTTTTTATGAGAGCCAGTTTTACCCGTCAGCCCTGACTTCTTCGAATAATACCTTTAATCGTGGCAATCTTTTTTCGCAGATAATTAAATCTGATTTGGATAGTTCATTTGCTTCCAATGATGGTTTTCCTGTCTCTACCACTTACCCGTCTGCTGCACTTTGGGGCTCTACTGGTATTAGCATTCAGACTTCGCCTGCGACTACTTCCGAAGGCAATTCTTCTTGCGCCTACTTTGTTACTGCGCATCCTATGGCCGTAGTCCCCTCAAACCCTGACCGATTCAGTCGTCTTATCCCCACTGGCTCAAATTCCGCCGTGTCTATGGCTGGTGTCGGTACTATCCCTCAGTTGGCAATCGCTTCGCGTCTCCAGGAATACAAGGATTTGCTTGGCGCTGGCGGCAGTCGTTATAGCGATTGGCTCGAGACTTTTTTTGCTTCGAAAATCGAGCACGTCGATAGGCCCAAACTCCTCTTTAGTGCCTCGCAAACTGTTAATGTACAGATTGTTATGAGTCAGTCTGGCGACAGCAATTTTAGCGGCAATCAACCTCTTGGCCAGCAGGGCGGTGCTATTGCTTTTAATGACAAATTAGGACGTCGACAAACTTATTATTTCCGTGAGCCTGGCTATATGATTGATATGTTGAGTATTCGTCCTGTTTACTACTGGTCTTTTATTAAGCCCGACTATCTCAATTATATGGGTTCCGACTACTTTAACCCTATTTATAACGATATCGGCTATCAGGATATGCCCGCTTTTCGAATCGCCTTTAATGGTAATTCTGGAGTCTCTCTCGCTACAGAGCCTTGCTTTAACGAGTTCCGCTCTTCTTACGACGAGGTTTTAGGACAACTTCAAGCTTACAGTATCCCGGAAGCCGAGGGTGGTTCTGGTGTACCACTTTATGCTTATTGGGTTCAGCAGCGTGCTGTTCAGACTTATAGCGGCACCGGTAGTCTACCTGAGGCTTCTTATTATCCGATGCTTTTCGTCGACATGTCGCAGGTTAATTCTCCTTTTTCTTCCAATGTAGAGGATAATTTCTTTGTGAACATGTCTTACGCAGTACAGAAGAAGAATCTCATAAACAAGACTTTTGCTACTCGTTTGTCTAATCGCTAATTCATTGATATTATGGCACTTGATTGGTTACTCGAAGATGCTCCCGCGTATATTTCTCGCGGTCAGCGTATTCTTTCCGTTCTTGACGGCTCTGGCTCCGTTGACGTTCTCCCCGGTCGTCCGGATGTGATGGTTGAACCCTCTGATTTCGATAAGGGTGAAAAGTTCAATCCTGAGATTGATTTTGACCCTAATTCCTTCTCCCGTATGGATAAGTTCGATGGTCTCGAGGTCGGCCAGGAATTAATTGATTCAGAGATAGATAGATCAAAGTCTACCTCTAAATCCTCTAATTCTGAAGAAAAATAGTATACTCTTTACTTGACGATATATGTTACGTGCGCGGACCCCTCTTGCTAGAGTTCGTGAATTGCTAGAGGTTATTGGTAACGACTGCGGGAGAGGTCGCGCATTTTTCTATCGTTCTTTAAATTTTATCCCTATGTCTGATACTAAACAACCCTTTTACAAATCGAAAGCCTTTTGGACGCTCGTTTCGTCTATTGTCGCTGCTTTGGCTGCCTTCTTCTTGTCTTCGTGTTCCGCGCAAGCTAAAGTGCATCGCAGTGGTGTTCACATCGACACTGTGCGTGTTGATTATATCATTCGTTCTAACAATTTAACTCAGATGTAGTATGCCTGCTCCCGTTGCTGCTGCCCGCGCTATATCTTTTGGTGAGGCTCTTGGACAGTCTGCTGCTTCTACCGGCACTACCGGCTTGATATCTGGCGCCCTCGGCCAGCTTTTTGGTGGAATGAATGCTCGTCGCCAATGGCGTTTTCAGCAGAAGCAGATGGCTCTTCAGCAGAAATACGCTTTGGAGCAAATGCAGAGGCAGTCTGAACTTTCTTATGCTAATTGGCAAAGGCAGTTTGATTATGAAAATTCATATAATGACCCGTCAAAGGTTTTCGACCGTTATTTGAAGGCTGGCATAACCCCTGCTGCTGTTTTAGGCTCTTCGGGCGTTGGCGTGAACGCTACTATGTCCGGCGGTTCTGCGGGCATGCCCTCCGCTTCCGGCCCTTCCGGAGGCGCTCCTGTTGCTCCCGGTGGTTTTGCTGCCGCCGACCCTACCGCTATTGCGCAGAATATGGTTGCGCGGTCTACGGTTGACCGCAATGCTGCTGCTGCTAACCGGGATGACGCGGAAGCAGAAAATCTTCGTGGTAATACTCATACGCAAGAGTGGCGTGAAAAGATGGATAACCTTGAATTACAGATTGCGCAGCATAATGTTAAAGATGCCCGTGAGCTCGCCAACCTTCATGAAGCGCAGGCTCAGATTGTGGCGATTGACGCTTATTTGGCCAATATCACTCAAGGTTACAAAATGTCTTCTATTATGGCTATGGCTGGCATTTTGGAAGAGAAATATCAGAATATTCGTATGACGAATGATTGGTTTGAACCCGAAGCCGGCGCTGCCCTCGCGGTTGCTTGGTCTTCGGCTATTTCTAACGTTTACGCCGCCGCTGAGTCC